TTTTATTTATTAAGAAAGTGTCAAGGTTGTTGACCCCACTCCAGATACAGTAAAAGTTAATTGATCTCCTACCACAGAAATCTTTACTCCATTAATATCCGAACTAATTCCAACATTATTCTCAATAGCAGCGGTTAACACTTCTGCTCCCTGAGTTGTTGAATCGTCAAGATAACTATACCATTTAGTCATTATACTGTCCTCCTATCATAGTGATATCCAGCAATAGAATATTGAGTATTATCTCCTGGATAATCTTCTGGTGATTCACCTTCATATTCCACAATAAGTTTTTCTCCATCAGTCCTTTCTGCAAAGATATGATAAAAACAATGAATAGGTATTCCTGGTTTTGCTTGGAGTTCTACCTTTTCTGCATCCCACCTCTTCACAATAACATCTTGATGAGAACCAATAGGTTGAAGTTGAATAGTAATAGAATCTATATCTACAAAACCTGACCAATAATCAGGCAAATAAATTATATTCTCATTTTTAACCTTACCTCTTGTAAAGATAGCACCCTCTGGACCTTCTATACAAATATGCCTTAACCTATGTCCTTCCTTGTTAGGATGTACAATATCAAACCCTTTCCAACCTTGAACATTAATACTACTGCCACTCCAAGCACATGCTTGACCAGTACATGTCAATAAATTACTGGTATGTAAATTACCATTATTAATAGTCTGATGTCCTTCAACAACTAAAGCATCACTATTTGCTGTCCCATTAATAAGAACATGAGCTGGATTATCTCCACTACCTTCAGTATAAACATCACCAGATACATTTAAAGCACGTAGAGTTCCATCATCACCTTCCAATCTTGTATTTCCCTTTACCCATAAAGATCTAGGGGGATCATCAGATTCAGTATTCTTATCTCTAGCAATCATCTGAGTTGCTACTATATTACCAAAGGCATCTGCAGTTCCTGTCTGCAATGGACCTTCAATATAAGCAGAACCTCTGACTTCTTCTTCTCCAGTCTTTAATGCCTTAGGTTGACCTACGCCAACAAATAATCTTTTACCAACTTCTACGTCTGAAAAATGCATGTTACCTCCTAACCTTTAAGTTCCTTAGCTTGCTCTTCAGTACTGGATGGTCCAGTCTTACTACCTTTAAGTTTAGTAGCACCATCAGCCATATCAACTAACCCACCATAGATATTCATAATAGCATTACCAACAACATCTAAAGTCTTTTCTGAAAATATCTTATAAGACTCCTTAGCTCTCATATCTATAGACTTAGAGTTTACCACCACTTTATCATTACTGTCAAGGGTAATAACTCCGGTCTTTCCAGTAGAACCATTAGCAATCAGTTGAATATCCTGAGCCTCTAATTTAATTCTACCATTAGGTGCTTTAATTATAATATCACCACTTACAGCATCCAAAACAATACCTGCCTGGTTAGCAATATTGTTTGGAGTTACCAAACAATTGTCTCCAGCCTTTACCTTAAAAGAACCCTTGGATCTACAAATAGTTCCATGCTTACGCTCTTCACCACCAGTATGATCCATAGTAATATAATGACATGGTTCATGACCACTTCTCAACATTGCTGCTGATTCATTATTATCTTCATGAATATGACCGAACTTTATTTCGCCATCTCTTTGACCATAACGAATAGTGTAAAAGTTTTTCCTTTGTCCTGCCATTAGTTATCCTCCTCCGGGGTTTCTATTCCTATAAGTTGTATTGGGGTTGGGGGTGTTAACCCAGTAGTACCATCTGCATATGCACGTCTAGTAATACCTGGTTCTTTCATAGTCCTTTGGGGAGGAGGAATAACTCCAACACAATCTACTATAGATACCAACTTGTCCTTGGATGGTTGATACTCTACAACAGCATCAGAGGCAATCCTTTCTACACAGAACTTAGGTAAAAGAGTTGCATTAAAACCTGTCTCAGATTTTATATAGACGTCTGGAGACTCAGTAAATCCGTGACCACCATCAGTAATCTTAACAGACATAAGTACACCAATGTCACTAAATGTAGGAACAACAGTAGCACCTACATTAGGTTCTATAACAATTTCATCACCTTCTTTATATCCATATCCAGGAGACTCAATAATTATATCACATAGTGTAAGGATAGCAGGGTAAGCACCACTACTTTCAGTTGGATAAACTCCTTTATCTTGTTTAACAGGACGAGCAGGAGTAGTAAACTTACCTGGATTCTTCATAACATAAGGTTTTCCACCCGGAATATCTTCTGCTCCTCCTACTCCTACTCCTACTCCTCCTACTCCTCCTACTGTGAAAGAAGCTTGAGTGAGTTCTTGAGCAATAACATCTTCATCATCAGTCCCAAAAATTTCTGCTCCAATTACTGGTGTCTCAACCATTATCTCTTGTACATCAGTAGAACTAAGAGGTTCAGTAGTAATCTCAGTTCCAGGTGGCATTAAGACAGTATCTCCAGGTACTACACTAACAACTGTTCCTGGTGGACGAGGAATCTCTAAGTCACCATTAGGATGAGTGATAGAAGTATCATCTGGTTTAGCCCATACTCTTCCATCACCTCCAGTACTTCCATCTGGTTGTCCCAAATAGTCTACACCAGGTTGCATTACTCTAATATCCAATACTCCTATTTGTTCAATACCATTTACATCAGTCCAAGGTCCAATAATAGGTTCAATCTGTGCTCCTTGTCCTATACCACAAGGATCTACCACTCTTGCCTGAGCAGCATCATCATAATTAACACCATGAGATTTCATATCAGCACCGAGAATCTCACCCAATCTAGATACAATTAAGTTTCCAGCAGCACCAGTACCAAATCCTCCAAAAATATCTAACAAAGGAGGACCACATTTAGTAGGTCCAGTATCACAAGAGTTATGTCCAAACACATCCCCAAAAGGCAACTTAGGTATATCTAATTCAGGTATAGGAAGACTACCAAATATATTAGAAAAACCTCCTGCCAATTTACCAATATCTCCTGCTCCCATACTAGGTGTACTAGCATTACCATCCCAAAGACTCATCTCACTAGTCTGTGAACAAGCAGGATTCTCTTCACACTGTAAGAATGATAAAACATCTTGAATAATTCCCAATGCTTCTCCACCTGGAAAAGATATACTCATTCCAGTCAATCCATTAAGAGCACCAAATATACCACTTAAACTATTCTCAATAGCATTAGCCAATGTTCCCATCATTGCACCTACCATATTATCAATGAAACATGATGCTGCATTCACTAACTTATTGATTGCATCACCTAAAAAATTCTTTAACATATCCATCAACCCACCAGCTATATTTCTAAACTGACAAGCAATAGCATCATTAATACTCTCAACCTCTTTCTTTAATGCTTGTCTTTCATTAGGAAAAACTTTATCATAAGTACTCTTCAACTTATCATTAATCTTCTCAGTAGTATTCTTCTGCACCTCAGCCATAATCTGTTTCATTGATCCAGCAATCTGCTCTGATGCTTCTGCAACTTTCTTTTGTATTACTTTATCATATTCACTAGTCTCTTTAACAAGAGCATATCTCCTTTCAGTCTTAGCTCTTTTTAATTGTTCTACTTCGTGTAATAAATTCTTAGTTATCTGTTGTATCTTTGCAGTTGGAATAGGTCTACAGTCTTGAGGTTGTTCTACTGGTTCTTTTTTCTGCCCATCAGTCTTCATCACATCTGAAGCATGACTTTTAATAGTACTATCCCCACCAGTACCAACTGCTATATTATCATTAATAGGAGTACCATCTTCTTGGGATTGTGTAGCCACATATCCTTCAGATTCTACTGCTTTAGTTCCCACTGTAGCCATCTTATCCTTTGGAGTGTAACCACTAAAGGGAAGAAACTTAGCATCAGGGACATTCTTCATCACTGCTTGGTAATCATTATAACCAAGAGCACCCATAATCACAGGAACCTGGCACTGATCTCCATCTAAGAAGAAACCAAAGACCCAACAACCTTGTGTAAGGTTTGCATTTTGATAAGCGGCACGTCCTCCACCACCTGCAGTGACAGGATACATCACAGTTGCCCAAGGAAGTTCTGAATCCTCTAACTCAGATGGTGCAGCAGTATGGTATCCCATAATACGTACCTTATATCTCTCAGCAAATCCAGGACACTCCTCATTATTTGATTGAGGAAATCCAGACTTGTTTTCTTTCCACACTTCCTCACTAGGAATCTGACCTACCCACCAGATAAATCCGTCCCTTCCAACAAAATGATTTTTAACAAAAATATTTTCCATTATGCTAATATCTTATTAGTACCTGATGATTTTTTACCAAAGGAATCTCTCACTAAAGCAAGACTAGTAGTAGTACTGCTTGGATTAATTCTATGACAAACGTGTGCTACCATATATTTACCACCGCTTTCCTCATTAGTATCTTTAATATTACTTCCAGTCATTTCAGGAAAATCACATTGAACCATATCACCTGCTTTAATACTAAAATCACCAGGAATAATAATATTAGTCTTTACAGTAAACATCTGATTATATCTCATAATACTTTGCTGTTGTGTCTCCATAGCATCAAATGTTGGTGCTTCTCTATCATCCTTTTGATTCTCTAATTGTTCTTCAGTGGTTGCACCATTAGGCATAGTACCTACATCCAAAATATGTGTCATCAATCTAGAAGGAGACTGAGTAAACTCTGGAGCTATTAACTGCTCTATATTTTTACCTGCTGTTGTTAGTTTTCCTGCTGTACTTATAGGTCCCTCAGTAGCAGCACCAGTGGTAGGTTTAGTAGCATTAGCACCCTCTGGTGGAGATATACAATAATTTTTTATCTTATAATTAAAAGCAAAGAAATCAAAGTAAATAGATCTATTATTATACATTCCTTGCAATAGATTCTGATTTAAATCTATATCACCTTCAATTTCACAACTTAAAATTTTTGCATCATATCCTTTAGGTGGTCCTCCTGGAGTATTATTATAAAGAAATTTCTTAGTGGGTTCTTCATCAAGTATTTTATCTATAGATCTAAAATGAAAACCATCCCTAGTTTGATAGAAAAGATATCCTGCAGTTCCACCCTTAGCATTCTCTCCACTTTCTGATTGCATCTGAGGAATAGACTTAGATGCTAACCAAGAACAAATATAAAAAGGTTTCTTATCATTCCCCATAAAATTATATGGTGCTGCAGTTTCATCAACATCTATTTTTCCCTCCACCATCAATACATCTTTCAATATAGTCTCTATATTCTGAGATATACTTCCTTCATATCTTTTTACTACTCTAGTTTGTTCGTTAGCAAAATATTCCCTAGAAGCAAGGTCAAGATAATAAATGTCTTGTTGTGTTCCAGGATCAACATCTCTTAATCTATTAACATACAAACCTTCATCAAAAACTAATTGATTTCCATAAGTATCTTCCATTCCTATATCAGTTCTTTCTCCACCACGAATAGGAAGACCATCTACTGTTCCTGTTGATGCTCCAGAACCTCCCTTATCGTCCATCTGAAATCCTGTTTCCATTATAGTGGCAGTTGCAGTGACACTATTAGAAAGAACACTCTCATAATAATAAAAATCAACCAAACCTCCAGATAAATCTACGGCATAATCCGTAAAGTTAGAAGAAATCTTAAACTTCTCAATATTACCTGGTTGTTCAGGAGAAAGTTGCGATGACATTATACTGACGAAAGACTCTTACTATTCATAGCTTTAACATAGCTATTTAACGCATCTTTAGAACCAACAAGTGCAACTTGTACTCCACCACCACCTCCAGATCCTGAACCACCAGAAGATCCTGAACCACCAAGTATTATAGTATCCCCTCCTTCTTCTTGAGTAGGATCATCTTGAGCAACAGCATCTCCACCAGCATCTACTGATGTGGGACCTATCTCTGCTTTAGATGAACCTCCAGAAACTTCTGCTGAAGATGATTCCTTCTTCTCACCCGGAGGGAAGAAAGATTTAATTAAAATAGGTCCATATTTAAATGGATTTAATAATTGTAAAAGATTAGGAAACTTAGTTACCATACCATCACCATTAACATATCCAATACCCTTAAGCCAATCTTTTAATCCCAATACTTCTGCTATCTTAGTCATAGCAGCCCATCTACCACCACCTTCTGGAATTTCAATAGCAGTTTCCTTTAAGAAATTCGTAGTAAATCTTTTTATTCCTCCACCAACCCAGTCTACAGCAGCCTTACCACCTTCAAATATCTGTTTAGCCTTTGCTTTAGTTTTTTCAACTACTCCTTCCCATCCACCACCACTCACAAGAGTGTAGAATAAATCACCAACAAATTCACCAGTCATCTCACCTAAGATTGTTCCAACAACAGGAATAGGTATAAAAGAACCTGCTAATCCACCTAGAGCAGCACCCATTGCTTTAAATAAAGTTTGCTTTGGAGGGTCTCCTCCCAACACGGATGCCAAGGCAACCATAAGAGGACCTATGATAGGTATTCTACCAAAGAGTCCTTTAGCTTTACTCAGTATTCCAGCAGCACCTTTTGCTAACTTACCACCTACCTTTCCAGCTTTAGAAAGAACTCCACCAACTTTACCTGCTTTACCACCTATACCTAATACTCCTTTTAGACCTTTAACTCCTTTACCTAAAAATCCTTTTGCACCTTGAACTCCTTTACCCAGGAATCCCTTTACTCCTTGAACTCCTTTACCAACAAAATCTTTTGCCTTAGAAACATTACTACCTACAAAAGTTTTTGCTGCGTTTAATCCACCACTAACTTTACCTGCTACACCCTTAACAAAGTTCGCTGTCTGTTTAACGCCTGGAATCCTAGATGCCATTTTTCCAAGACCTTTAGCAGCATTAACAACTACATTCTTCAATTTGGAACCAATACCACCAATCCACTTAGATATACTTCCTGTTGCACTTTTAAAAGCATTGAATATAGTACTCCCAACTGCTTTAAATGGAGCCAGAGTTCCTTTTACAGCACCTTTTACTACAGTACCTAATAGTTTAACACCCTTAGTAATTCCTTGAAGTAATGTCTTAGGTATGAATCCTTTCCATAAAAGAGCTCTTATTATCCAGAAAAACTTTTCAAATCCTTCTTTAAATCCTGTCCAAATCTTCTTAGCATCTTTAATCAACTTAATTATAGACAATATAATAGTACCCAAAGCAACATTCACTAGGAATTTCATCATCATATCAAGAAGACTCTGAGCAGGTTTCTTTACAAAACCAGGAACATTTACTCCTCCCTTCTTAGCTTTTAATTTTGCTTCCCTTGCTTTCTTTTCTGCCTTTGCTTTTGCTATTCTACGAGCATCTGCCTGTTCTTTTGCCTGATCCTTTTCAACACCAGTCAACATTGCTATAGCATCAGTCATCCCAACAATATTATCAATCTTCTCACCCATCTTCTTAAAGTCCAGAGGACCACCTCCTCCATCTTTCTTATCAATAACTGCTAAAGCACCGCCCTTATCTGAAGGCTTAGGTATCAATGCAGTAGTAGGAGTAGATACAAGAGCTCCTCCACCTGCAAACTCACCATGCTCCTGCATTATATTCTTAGCTTTTTGTCTCCTATCTTTCTTCTTACCCATCAACTTATCTTTTATCTTACCCTTTACTTTCTTCTTGACGCCTTTAGTTACTGCCTTTTTTATAGCTTTCTTCGATAATTTTTTAAGCAGCATTTTTGCTACTGTTTTAACTGCCATTACTGTTCCAGATATTACTGCCATCTATATCAACCCATTATATTGTAGAGTCCTTTGTTAATCATAATATTATAATTACGAACATCTTTGGCAGAGAAAGGAGTAATTCCTGCTCCTTCTCCACTTGTACCAGATGAAACTCCTCCACCTCTAGATCCTCCACCTCCCATAACAGTAGTACCACCTCTCTTACGAGGACCAGGAGCACCAGGAACTGACCCACCACCAGCAAACTTCATCAACTGAGGTTTGTTAGTTCCACCACCTGATTTATTCATAGCCATCAAATTCTGCACACCAATCTGGTCTACAGCACCCTTACTCATAACAAACTCACCAGGAGTTAGCATTGCTGGAACAGTATCACCTGTACCCTTACCAGCAACCTCTCCACCTTTATTATATCCCATACTATAACCCTTACTTGGATCAATCCCTCTTAATTCTATATCTGCTTGGTGTGCTGCATCCCATTTAGCAAATGTTGCTTTTTGTGCATCACTATTCATAAGAATAGGTAAATACTGATCTAATGGCATATTTACATCCTTATTGATTACCTCCATTATATTAACATTTTCATATCCTTTTACCTTTCTTATTTCATCAATAAGTTGCTTCTGATGTTCTATTAAATCAGGAACACCAATAGAAGCTATCATTTCACTAAAATTCTCATAAGATTCATCATCTACTATCTCACCATTTTTTGTCACAGTTTTTTCTTCAAATTTCTCTTGAGAAACAACTAATTGATCTGGACTTATTTGACCTATCTGATATCCCGTGGTCCCATAATGAGACTTATCAAAATCCTTTTTCCCACCAGGAACTAGACCACCACCAGCCATTGCAACACCTTCTCTTGCATCAGCCATAGGAATCATAGGTATCTGTGCAGCCTCACCGAACGTAGGAAGTTTTATATTAGGTATCTGAAAATCTACTCCTAGATTTTTTAACAATCCCAATGCATTATTAATTCCATCTATTAAGAAATTTATTCCTTTAGAAAGTCCCTCACTTACCCAATTAATAGGACCTGTAAACAAATCCCACATTGCTTTATGAATAGCATTAAGAACTTTACTTATCCCATTAATCATCATAAAGAGAGGATCTAAAAGCCTCATAGGCTTCTCAATAATCTTCATAATCCTCATCACAACAGCACCAAGAATTACATTCACAAAGAATTTCAATAACATACCAAAGAAACTAGTAACTGGTGCAGTAGCCTTATCAAAAGACTTACCAACCATACCTTTTCCTTTACTCTCTAACGTAGCTTCTCTCGCATCATCACCAGCAGCATCCTGTGCTTTCCTTAAATCATCTGCCTTATCTTTATCAGATTCTATTTTACCTTCCAAGTTACCTAAAATCTTACCAAGATTCTCCTCAATCTTAATAAAAGCAGGGTCTAAAATATTCTTAAGAAAATCTATTACCCCCTTCTTTCCTGATTCTTCTCCTTCTTCATCTAATTCTGCTTCAGGATCTTTACTTATTGCATCTACATCTTTTGCTGAATCTACAGTACCTGGTAATAATTTCTGCTTACCTGGAGCAGCTTGAGGATCTGCCTTTTCCTTCTTAGAAAGAACTTTTTTAACAAACTTCTCAAAATTTATTTTAGTCTTTTTCTTATATTCATCAGAAGCTCGAGTTCCTAACAAATTCACACCTTCAAAACCTTCTTTCCTTTCTTCTTTAGTTAAAACACGACCCCCAATAGTACCTTCTTGCAGAAGTTCAGCAGCGTACTTGTCATACTCCTCTGATCCTAAAAAACTATCACCATTAATTCCTCCAGTTGCTTCTGCTTCTTTCTCCTGCTCTGCTACTGAAGATCCTACTACATCAGATAGATCCTGAGTACTAGTAGCACCTGTTCCTTTTTCTTGTCCTAATGCAGCAACTTTCTTTTCAAGACCAATAACTCGCTTCAAAGTTTTCCTTTGCATTCCAAAGGATTTGCTTAATGTCTTATGTAACTTAGGCAAATCTTTCTCAATATCTCCAACTTTACCCGATAGTTGATAATGAGGATCATGCTTTGCCCTCAGAGCATCTACTATACTAGGTTTCTTACTAGGCATTCTGTCTTTGTTTTTGTTTGAGTTCTTCGTCTTCTAAATGTTGCTTAAGAAGTTCAACATAAACGTCTCGTTCCCAAGGAATTAGATTTTCGATCTCAGTTAATGAGTATTTATGGTACTGCATCAAGGCAAAATTCAATTTATAATAATTCTCCAGGTCCATATGGACCATGCCTATGCGAAAAAAGACGATAGTCCCTCCAGCACTACAGTACTCTTCACTTTAGTCTTAGGATTAGTCACTTCAATGGTATGAGATAACTTAGGCATACTTTCAAAAAACTTCTCAATCTCCTTGAATTGCTGAGAATTCATTTGTTCTAAAAAGTCATTCACTTCCTTCTTAGTACAATCTGAAGTAGCCCATACCTCCTCTTCATTATAAATTTTATCTATACAACTACCAATCAATTCGAAAGATTTCTCTACACTACTATCATCTTTAAAGTCAAAATTATTACTAATAAATTCTTGTAAAGAAGGATACTTCATCTCCATCATTAAGTCATCATCTACTTTAATCTTATTAGTATGACCTTCAGTTTCTGTAACCTTAATCTCATCTATGAATATCTTTACAGGAATTGAAGTAGTCTCATCATCAGGAGCAATAATATTAACTTCCACTTCCTCACCAACAGATTTACCTCTAATGTTTAGAAATAAGTATTCAATATCAAATGTAGGAAGTTTTTCTACTTTGATACCCTTTGTAAGAACACATCCTTTAATGACTGTCTTAATAGCATTTGTTATTTGTTTAGTCTCTTCACTCTCTAAAGCAAGTACAAGTAATTTTTCTTCTTTAACTAGAAATGGTCTATATTGAATAGTCTTTTTAGTAGAAGGTAACTCCAACTCATAAGTCGGCGTAGCAATGGTGGGTAATGGCATTACAATTCAATTTCAGTATAAGTATATATAGAAGTTTTCTAAGTGAAAAAATCGTAAAGAGAAGAGAATATATTAAAGTTAGCAGATCTATTAGGTTCAACCAATACTTTCTTTCTTTCTCTCACATATCTCATATAATTCATAGTAACCGTACATCTTAGAGCATCACTTGCTCCATATGATACGGGCATAGATGTTATACTCTCAGGCCAAGCACCCACTAACATATATTGTAATTGCATTGGTTTATTTGTATTAATAGCAGTTTTACTACCAGGATAAGCTACATCCTTTTCAAACTTAGTAAGGTACATCTCAGACCTATAATTATTAGGATAACTCATCCTATAATTGGCATATCTACTCTTATATAAATTTCTACTGTGATCCACTCCCACTCCAGTAGTATAATCAACCCAAGTATCAAAAAACTCAATCACATTATAGTCATGGTCTACTAGGAAAGTTAAATCCATAGTACCATCATACATCCTTCTATATACCATCTTCTCTGTCACACCAGCATAATCATTTGTCACATCATGAGTAGCTGTAGCAGAACCTGGCAGCATAGCAGACTCACAAAGTAATTCTAAATCCTCTCCTTCTCTAACATAATCAAAATTTCTACCCCTCTCCTTCAGCATTTGAAAAACTGCTGGAGGTGGTTGGATTTTTATCTGATAGATTGATGTCTGAGCAAGATTAGATATCCTACTCTTCAAATCTGAAGTCCTATATGGTCTGGGCGTTACATTCGACATTCGCCACTATAAATAATTTTAATTACCATTACTATGTATATGAGAAATTGCAATGGCTGGTACTTATAAAAGTATTTTTAAACCCAAGCATCCCAAAAAATATATTGGTGATGCCAGTCAGATTATCTGTAGAAGTAATTGGGAAAGAGAATTTTGTAACTACTGTGACTCTAATAGTAATATAGTCACTTGGGCATCCGAAGAATTCTCTATTCCATATGTCTCACCCCTTGATAATAAACGTCATAGGTATTACCCAGACTTTTTGATTCAAGTTAAAGAATCAGATGGCAAACTAAAAAAGTATGTTATTGAAATTAAACCTAAAAAACAAACCATTGAACCCAAGAAAAAGTCTAGGGTAACTAAATCCTATATCTATGAAATGAAAGCCTATGCAGTTAACCAAGCAAAATGGATGTATGCTAGAGAGTTCTGCAAAGATAATAGTTTAGAATTTAAAATCATCACAGAAGATCAACTCTATGGACGAGGAACTAGAAAGGTATCACGAAGATCCAACAAATAGACTAGAACATGTAGCGAGTGAAATTAATGAGATGCAAGATCCAGATGATATGATGCTTGCTATCACCGAAATCTTAACAGAGACTGAATTAATTCCAGATGTTGGTAAATTTTATACCTTTATATACTCACCTAAGACTCCACGTATTAGGTATGATCAATTCCCCTTAATTGCATGTGTTGGTATTTTTAAGTGGGGATTTAGAGGAATGAACTATCATTGGGGTGGTGATTTTAGAAATTATACTTGGGAAGAAGTCATAGGACAGCTACATTTAGCATATCCTATGGAGATGAATGATCTTCGTTCTTTCCCATATCAAAACTTTAAGATAAATACATAAAAAGTTGTGTGTATATGGCACAAGATACTACTGGCTGGGTAATACAAACAGATCCTTATGAAGCTGCAGCTAACTTTAGGTTAGCAATGAAAGCAGGACAAGAGTTAAGGAAACATAACGTCCCTGTCCACACCAATTTTGGAAGTGGAGACTTTGAAGTATATAAAGATAATGGTTTATTACCAGGAATAGGAGAAAAGATTTATAGTTTTAGTGCTCAAACAGGCAAAGAAACTATAACTAATCAAGTAGATTTTGATGCATTCTTTACTGGAGAAAATGCAGCACAACTGGGTCACATCAATAAGATTACAAAGAAGGCTACAATAGCATTAGCAAAAGACGCTATAAATGATAACCACCCACAAACTAAAGCTAATTGGACAAGACTAATTAATTCTCCAGGATACGTATCATTAGGAAGAAATGCTGGAACAAACAACCCTAATGATCAAAACAATGATTTAAGAAGAGATTCACCTCCAGCACAAAGAGATGGTGGAGATTTTCAAAGTCCTAATAGAATTCAAGAACAATCCTTCTCAGTTGGAGGTTCAGCAGAAACATTAAGGTATCCTCGTCAAAGTCTAGAGCAGTTTGGTTATGACTACATCCAAATCACTGCCTATGAATATGAAGCATCAGGAATGCCTGAAGTAGGAAAGAAAAAAAATAATAGTTTTGGAAAGAGATTTAAAAAGTCCTATGAAACTATTCAACTTCCAATGCAAACAGGTCTCTCTGAATCTATGGGAGTTGGCTGGGGTGCTGATACACTGAATGCAGTTCAAGCTATTGCTGCAGGAG